CTCAGTTGGTAGAGCAGAGGACTGAAAATCCTCGTGTCACTGGTTCGATTCCGGTTCTGGGCACTTTTAAAGAGAATCAATACTTTCGTAGTATTGGTTCTTTTTTTCGTTCGTGGGATTATAACACAGAAAGTGAGGTAATCCCATATGCAAAAAATTACAATGTCTAAAGTTTCAACTCCTACTATTGAAGAAGCATTTGAACTGTTTCTTCGTAAATGTCGTGTCAAAAATCTGACAGAATTATCCATTGAAAGTTACAAGAAAAAGATGGTTCATTTCAACGAGTTTCTTAATGGCGAAACATCATTATCTTCCATTACATCTGATACCATAGACGATTACATTCTTTGGCTCAGAGAGAATACAGAAGCGAATGATATTACCATCAATTCATATTTACGGTCTGTAAGAGCATTTCTGTACTACTGTATGGATTGCAATTACATTCCAACCTTTAAGATACAACTTATCAAAGCCGAGAAGAAGATTAAGGAAACTTATACAGATGAAGAATTGCAGCGTCTACTTGTTAAGCCAGACACCAATAACTGTACATTCTCCTGCTATAAGACATGGGTATTTGAGAACTATCTTCTTGCCACTGGTAATCGTATCTCTACGGCTCTGAATGTCCGAATAAGCGACTTAAACTTTGAGGATGGAACAATTAACCTATGCAAGACAAAGAACCGTAAACAGCAGATTATACCACTCTCAAACACACTTGCTGAAATCCTTCAGGAATATCTTCTTGTGCGTGGTGGAGAGGGTTCTGATTATCTGTTCTGTAATGAGTATGGTCAGAAAGCAATCGAGAGAACATATCAGCAGTTGGTCAGGAGATATAACATCAAGAGAAATGTTAATAAAACATCCTGTCATTTATTCAGACATACTTTTGCAAAGCAGTGGATTCTTGCAGGTGGTGATATGTTCCGTCTACAGAAGATATTAGGTCATTCTGATTTGACGGTTACAAAGGAATATGTAGCAATGTTCGGTCAGGACTTACAGATGGACTTTGAGAGATTTAACCCATTAGACAATATGGTGCAGAAACAGAAAGTGAGGATGTAAGTATGAAGAGATGGATCAGAACAGATGATGGTAAAGTATCACAGGTAATTGAATTTGATGATGGCACGAGAATGGAATTACCACTAGATAGGACAGGTAATCTGGTATGGTTTGACGATAGCAAACTAATCAAAAAAGGGAAGTGATTTTCTAGGGTGACAACTACCCCCGAAAAATCCCATAGATTGTCCTAAATCAATGACAACGATAGGGATAAAAGTGGGGTGGTTGTGACACTTATTATTAGTAGATAAGAATTAGTAATAAACAAGTGATACCACTCGTTTTCAACGAGATGTTATTCTTGGGATTTATTATTTTGTTTTGTTTGGAAAGGAGAGATATATGAATTACTCTAATGTGTTTGGTCATACAAAGAGACAGTTTGATATGACTATGAACAGAGAAAAAATATCTGTGGCAGATTATTATAATTCAGATGTTAAATATGATGTATTCTTCCGTAGAAATAATCGTAGCACAACACCACAGAGTAAAGTAAGATTTTTCTATGCTCAGAGTACACCTATTACGATAGGAACGATTTTCGTACTCAATGGAGAGAATTATATAGTGACTTCACAGGATGGCATTGAAAGTGATATATACTTCACTTCCATTGCAAATAAATGTGACTTCGTATACAAGGTTAAAACAGATAAAGGTATAGTTGGGATTCCATTTGTTGTTGTTACAGATAAGTGGACTGTATCACATGGAACTATCTCACAGTTGAATGGTGCGGTTGCGTTGTACACAGGGTACAACAATGCAGTAAAGAATATAGAGGTTAATGATTCTTTTAGAGCATTTGGCAATTATTATACGGTTGGTAATACCTTTACCAATAATAATCTGTATTATTTGTATTTGGAGCAGAAAGTAGCACCACAGGATAACTATAAGATAACTTATACTGGTCTGACTTCATTTGATCTGAAGGACACGACTACATATCAGTTGACTTATACAGTAACAAATAATGATGAGCCACTAGACAATCCGTCCATTAGTTATAAATCCTTTAATGAAGAAGTTGCTACAGTTGATGAGAATGGTCTTATGACAATGCTCACAGAGGGTACAGTTGATATTGTTGCTACTTGTGGTAATGGTACTTGTACTACATCTATGAATATTGCAGATACAACACCTAAAGTCAATTACACAACAAGCATTTCAGCATCAACAGATACAATCAAAGTCGGTGGTTCATACAAGACATTGAGTTGTCTGTTCACAGATTTGTCAGGTAATGATATTACGGAGACAACTATCATTGATATGTCGGCTAATGACTTTATATGGACTTGCTTTATAGATGGAACTGAATATACAACAGATTCTATGGTTGTATGGTACAAGGGAACGGCTGTTAATAGTAAGAGGGTTAAGTTGACTTCTGCTGCAACGAGTTATCTTGGACATACAATGACAATCAAGTGTACTGTTAATGGTGTGACAGCAAGCAAAGATTTTGAGATTTATGAGTAACTTATAAACTTGGTAAAAGATTTATCTCTTACTTGATATTTTCATAGAATATGATATAATATCTATGTAGGGAACATAAGTTTTGTAAAAAGTTTACAAAAAAGGGTTAAGTTTTTTATAACTTGTGTCGATATATATTATGTAAGGGATAAATCTGATAGCCAAATACACAGAAAGCGAGGAAATAAATGATATTAGATAATGGCTTGAAGATTATGAGCATTGATGCTACCGACTTATTTAAGGTAGATGCAAAAACGAATGAGGTCGTACCTTCTGGATTATCTTCCTACTACGACTACAAAGACGAATCAACTGGTGAAACTCTTCACCTTAGAAATTCCCGAATGTTTAAGATGAAACTGAATAACAGCATGGCATTGGATGAATTAGGTCGCTTAATTGCCGACAGACGAATGACCAAGACAGCAACATTCAAGGTTAGAAGAAAGTTAGCAACAGACCAAGTGGTGTATGTAACATTCAAATATGCGTCATTCAGAAGTACACTTGAAGATGATAAAGATGATAAGGGTAAGGTTAATAAGTATAAGGTCAAGGGTTGGACAAAGGAAACTATCAGAAATAAGGTTTATGATGATGAGAATTTTTCCTTTAAGATTGACGATATAGAATATGTCAGATGGTGTCGTTCAGGAAGTGCTTCAAGAACAGGAAAATGTTTCTTTATCAATAAGGAATTGGCTCACGCAATGGAGTTGTTTACAGATTGTGGGATCAATCCTAAGAAGAGAAAAATCAACCTTGCATCATTTGAAGCATACAGAGCATTACTTCTGTCAGATAAGATTGGAAACCTTGATATTAGACCTGAGAATATACTTCTCATAAAGGATGCCAAATCGGTATTCAAAGACAAGGTAATGTATGTAGGATTAGATACTGACAACAAACTCTTCACAGAAAAGAAAGATATGACGATTGAAAATAAAATATGGGATGGACAATCACTTATTGATAAATCTCTTATGGGTGACTACCAAGACAAAGGAATGTTACTTCTCCGTCATAAATTCTTCAAATCTTGTTGCTTTAACAGCAATATTCAACAGTGGTTCAAGGATAACCACATCACAGAAATTTCTCAATTAAATGGACTGACAACAGCAAAGAAAATCGAGGATATAAAATTTATTACTACTCCAAGCAGTATTAAATATTGCAAGTTCGGAGATGCCGAGAATTGGTTCTTTGACTGGTTGGAACAGATTTCTAAGAAAAATATCCCATTTGGAATTGTAAAATATGAAAAGCCGACTAAATATTTTAGCGGTAAGTTAGTAAGAACACACTATCAGATATTGAACACCTTACAGATTACAAAAGAAAAGATACAGGAACTTCTTAAACCGACACTGGAATATATAGAACTGCTGAGAAATAATCCGTTAGCAATGTATCATTATTGTGAAGCAACCTCAGATGATGAGGATAGCGACCTGATGATGAATGTAAAAGCAGATGTAATCTACAGAATGATGAAACTGAATGAGTCCTTCAAGGACACAGCACTATATAAGGTGCTTGCAAAGAAAGTCATTGAGAGTATCAGAGCAGATATTAAATGTGGAAGAATTCTTGTTAATGGAAATTACTCAACGGTCTTAGGTAATCCAATAGAAATGCTTCAGGAATCAATCGGGGAGTACAAGCCAGAGACAACAATCATTGGTAAAGGGAATATAGTTTCAACAGCGTTCCCGAAGAAGAAACTGCTTGCTTGCAGATCACCACATATAACAATGGGTAACATTTATCTTCCACAGAACACTGAGAACCAAATGGTTACGACCTACATCAATTTGACAGACAATATTATGGTAATCAATTCAGTAGGTGAGAATGTATTACAGAGAGCAAATTCAATGGATTTCGACAGTGACCAGATGATGATTGTTGACAATGACATAATGATTGAAGCAGCCGAAAAGAATTATGATAAGTTCCTTGTTCCTACAACTGATATAGAGCCAGTTACAAAGGAAGATGAATATACGGCAAAGAACCTTGCCAAATTAGATTACGACAGCAGCGAGAATCTTATAGGTGAAATTGTTAATCTCTCACAGGTCTTGAACTCAAAATTATGGGATGAGATGAATAAGGATGAGCAGGACAAGTCAGACCAAAGTTACATTGATAAGTTGTACATGGATGTATGCCAGTTATCCATTATGTCAGGTCTTGAAATTGATAAAGCAAAGAAAACTCTTCCAGTTGATAATAAGAAGGAACTGAAAGAAATCAGAGAAAGATATAAAGAAGAATGTAAAATCACTAAGAATGGTAAGACAGTAGTAGTCAAGAAGATTTTATATCCGAACTTCTTTAAGGAACTTGGTAAAAAGGGGAATTACGACAGCAAGAAGATTTATGTCAATTATGCAACAACACTTGATATGATAGGTCAGGAAATTGCATACAAGACAATGACAATCGAGGGAGAAGAGAAAGCACTTCATAAAATCCTGAGAAAGCCAGATATAAAGTCAAGAGATGTCAACAAAGATACGATTGCAAAGGTCTTGGAATTATGTGAAGAGAGAGCCAATGAGGATAAGAAACTTGGGGCAGAGAAAACAAGTTTAGGTAAGACAGAATATAACCGTATGAGAAAGCAGACAATCGAGAATTTCTTAGAAGATTTGGCAGAGTGTAAGTTCAATCAAGCAACACTCTACACACTGCTTACAGACAAGGATGCAGAGAAATATGTGGAATATATCTTACAAGGATTATTGGAACTGAAATGCCCGGCATTAAAGAAACTGGTAAAGACAGACAGTAAGACACCAACACTGGTTGAAGATGCAGCAGGAGACATTGAGATATACGGAATTAAACATAAGGAAATGGAAGTGGCATAAAAACCACTTCCTTTATTTTGTGCAAAAAAAATATCGAAAATGACCATTTTTTGTACATACTTAATGAAAATGATGTGCTTAAAATGCCCTATTTACAAGGTTCTTAGCGATTGTTGAAATCCAACCTTATGAGGAGAGAAAAATTGCGTTTTGGACATAAAAAACACACCAACAATTCTATGAATACATTGGTGTTCCTACGATTAAATTTCTTTCCTATGGAAAGGACAAAGAAACTTTTACAAATACCATTATAGCAGAGCGTAAAGTCAATGTCAACATTTTTCTATTAAATTTTTTCACGCAACTTTTGTGTGAAATAGTATCTAACATAGTTATCATTTATTTTGGGGTGTCCGTTCTGGACACTCCTTCCTCCTCCAGTTTACAACGAGAGATTTTTTACTCTCGTTTATTTTATATCAAAAGATTTTTAGTGGGGCAGACCACGAACTAAGTTCAACTTAGGGCGAACCAACTGCAACACAGAAAGGATTAAAAGATGGATATTAAAGAATTGAATTTAACAGATGAGCAGATGGCTCTTGTATCTAAATATGTTCAGTCAGAAACAGATAAGGTGCGTACAGATTATAGTGCGAAACTTAAAACTGCCAATGATGAGATTGCAAGATTAAAGCCAGTAGAAAAATCTGATGCAGAGAAAGCATTAGAGGAAAGAATTTCTGCTCTCGAAAGTAGAGAGAAAGACCTTGCTAATAAAGAGAAGTCAATGACGCTTGCAAGCAAATTAAAAGAGAAAGAACTTCCTGAAGGATTAGCAAAGTATCTTAATGTCGGTGAGGATATGGATAAGACCATAGAAGAAGTAGGTGCATTGTTCGGTAACTACTTTCTCAACGGATCAAACAAGCCATCAAATCACCAGACCTCGAAAGGAATTACAAGTGAAGATTTTAAGAAGATGGGATATGCAGAGAGAGCAAAACTTTATGCAGAAAATCCTACACTTTATCAAGCATTGAATAAATAAGTGGTGATGACAACTTATCAATGGGAAAGGTGGTCGAATGGACGTAAATACAATTCAAACATTGATTACTTCTGTTGGCTTTCCTATCGTCTGTGTGCTGGCTTTAGGATGGTTTATCTATAAAGCGTTTGAGAAGTTCACAGCACAGTCAGAAAAGCGTGAGGAAAAACTTTACACTGTTCTGGCTAATGCACAGGAAACCAATGAAAGATTATCAAAGACAAATTCTGAGTTTGTCACAGTATTGAATACATACAAATCTGACCTTGAAGAGATTAAGTCAGATGTCAGTGAAATTAAAGAAAACATGAAAGGTTAAAATGGTGAAATTATATGAGTACAATTAACACAAATATTATTGTGCCTGATGTATATGCTTCTCTTGTAAGAGAAAAGATTACAGGTAAGTGCAAGGTTGCACAGTTCCTTGTGAACCTCGGAGAACTTCATGGTAAAGTCGGTGAGACACTGACTATGCCTAAGTGGGGATATATCGGTGATGCTAAAGATTGGGATATTAACACTCCTATGGATAGCACACAGATGAAGCAGACATCTACAACTGCTACAATCAAGGCAATTCAGGCACCAGCCGTTAAAGTTGCGGACTATGATAGCGAAGTTGAACTCGGCAATGCTCTTGAAGAAGCAGCCACACAGCAAGCAATCGCAGTCGGTAGAAAATACGATACTGATGCAATCGCAGAGGCATTAAAGACACCTCTCAAGAAGAAACTTGCTGCAAAGAATAAGGTAACACAGGACGAGATGATTGAGATTCTCGGTCTTTATGGTGACGACAGAGATAGTGCAGATTTTGATGCTATCGTAATCTCATCTCTCTTTGCACCATCTTTCTATGCTATGGATATGTTCACAAGCAGAGAAAAGACAATGACAAAGGATGGTAATGGTATCACAGTTAATGGTGTGATCGGCTACTTCCTTGACATTCCAGTTGTATTATCCGACAGATTATACGACACAACTAATACAGAGGGATTTATTCTTGTGATGAAGAAGAACGCTATCTCTTACATTCCAAAGGAGAACCCATTTGCTGAGACAGCAAGGGATGCATCTTTCAGACAGACAACAATTTACTTATCTCAGTTCTATGCTATGGCTCTTACTGATGATACAGCAGTTGTTGTAGCAAAGACAGTATTATCATAACTGAAATAAGATACACAAAAAGACGGACTAAGACCAATGAAACCGTGTTTTCATTTGGTGGATATTGAATGATTATGGGGTGACTTTTTGTGTAAAAGGTTGCCCCATTTTTTGTGTGAAAGTGAGGTGCAAGATGTTAAGTGGAGAGCAATTAAAATTCCTAAGATATTACAACGGCAGGACACAAAAACAGATTGCCGATTGGTGCGGTGTGACGGAGAGATATATAAAATTTATTGAAAATAATGAGATGAAACCTGCTCAGGATATGTACAATAATTTTATCAATGGTATCTATAAGATTGGAAAGCCAGTACCAAAGAAGAAAAAGTCAGGTGATGAATAATGGGATTATTCAGTAATATTTTTGGCAGTGGTAAAAGGTCTGCTGTTGCAAGTGCAGCCACATCCATTTCATTCCTAGAAGCATATAACGGCAGGAAAACAGGTGGGTGGGGATTAGACAGATTTAATTCTGTTGTAGAAGCACATTCATCTGTTGAAGATATTGTAGAAGAATTTGAAATAGATGGAGAAGATAGCAGATATATGTCTCCTGACGGCTATCGTAACTGCTATACACAAGCGTACCAGGAGCAGGAAGAACAAGCAAGATTTGAAGCAGAGATATTAGCAATGTTCGGAGAAGTTGTAGACATTGACGAATTGATTGATTGGGGCACTGTAGAAGAGAATGCTTATGAGTATGCTTGTGAGTTAGTTCAGAACTGGCTTGATGGAGATGAATGGATTCCAGAAGAAATAATGGAATATGCTTGGTACGACTTATCAGACCATAACATATAAGGAGAGTAAAAAGTGACAGGTAGTGAGTTTCGCAAGTGGCGAAGATATAAAGAAATTTCTCAACAAGTTGTCGCTGACTATGCGGAATGTAATAGGTCAACTATATGTCGGTGGGAAAAAGGGGAACTGAATATAGTTCCCGAATTGTTGGGAAAGATATTATTATTCTATGAAAATCAACAAGGTAACTGAGAGTTACCTTATCTTATGGACAATCTGTCCAAAACAAATCACAAAGATTAAAAGTCGGAAATGTATGTATAGGACATGGCGACTATAAAATAAAGGAAGAACTCAAAATCAGAGAGAAAGGCAAGGTGAGATAATTTGCAGCAAGAATGCAAGTATTTCACCTTCATTATGATTGACTGTCTGAGCGAATTATCTCGCCCAGATGGTGAACTTAGTGAAGGAAGAATATTTAAGCAAAGTACCAGAATGGTATAAGAGTAATGAAAAATTTGATTTAGTTTTAAGTGATGATTTAGATTCACTTACAACAGTAGCGGTTGTACAGAGTGTACACCCAAATTGGAATGTAGAATACTTCTACGACTTCAACAATATCTATGCAAGTCCTGATGTTTATTTCAAGGAGAATAAGTCACACACAAGAGTATGGTGTGATGTTGCGTTTTGCAGAAATGAAATGGCATTTGACAATCATATCAGTAGGAAAGATATAGACGACCATGTAAATCCTCGTTGTATCAATCCTAATCTATTAGCAGACGTATCTAATTATGGCTATACAAATAAGTATGCAGGTTCTACTGCCCTACTTGTTTGGTCTTTATACAATATCCCATTACCCAAAACAGAAGAAGGAAAGATGATACTGCTTTGTATCGACAGCACATTCAAAGGATTTTATTCAAGCAAATTCAAAGAGAGAAACAGATTCTTTCTATGTGATGTATTGGATTTACCAGAATTATATGAGATAGAAAAGCGTCACGACATCAAAGAGTTTAATCAGTTGATGAATAAATATGGACTGTCTCAGAAGATTAGATACAACAGTGAGACAAAACAGATTGAATCAAAGTTAGATGTCGCCACAATCAGCGAGAAGTTGGGAATAGATTTGTCTCTTCCAATAAAGTCATATGACCATTGGCGAAGTTTTGAGCAGAGAACAGTAAATATGTGTGGTGTGAAATCCATTAAGGATTTAGAAAAAGGATTGATTACACTGGCTTTTACATTTAGAAATGTAGCAAAGTATTCCGTATTGAAAAAGACGGCTTAATCAAAAACTGAATAGAGAATATATAAGTGGGGGATATTTCATCCCTCACTACAAAGAAGAAAGGACACAGAAAGATGAACGAATATTTATATGAGATGCAGTTGTCCACAGAGGACAATTTATCAGATGAAGAAATTATGATTATGAACTCGTATCACAAGGTACGCTTGAACAGAAAAAAGAAAATGCAGAAGGAGAATATAACTAATGGAGAAGAAAACAATTATTATCTTTACGGCTAATAAGGCAAGAGAATTATTAAAGGACAATTTTAAGATGGTGGATATTAAACCAGATAAATCTGATCCTGATGGAAAGAGAAGCGTCTTTGTATTTGAATATGAAGATGGAATTTTAGACAAGATTAAGAAACAAACAACAAGATAAATCCAAGACAGGTGAACTCGTGCAAACGAGTCACTATCTCTTGTCTACTACTAATTCCTTATCTACTACTAATAAGTGTCACAGATAGTGGCATTTTATCTGTCTTGTTGTCGTGAAATTTGGACAACTATACACATTAAAAGGGCAAGGTTGTCGCCCTAGAAAAACACATTAAAAGGAGCATAAAAAATGAGATTATTTTTAAATGAAAATTTGGTTAGTGGAAACACATTGACACCTGATGGAGTGCTTACATATATAGCGCTGAGAAAGATGATAGATGAGAATATCTTCTTGAAGAAGTTGGATGCTACAGAGGATTGTATCTCAGTTACAAGAATGGCATTTTCACTTGTGGGTGCGTGGGAGAAATACCCGAAAGCATTTACGGATGCATTGCAGCGTGGAATATATGAACTGGTCGCTGTGGATAAGATTAAGATTGTACAAAGTTTCAGCAAGGGCATGGAGTTTGTATTGGATATTAAGAATTTATATCTTGATACCTCTAAGGAAGGACAGCATTTTGTAATGGTATCTACTGATGAGGTCTGCAAAATCTTGTCACATGAATGTGATATGAAGAAGAAAATATCCATCCTGAAATATTATGTGGCTCTTATAAGTTCGTTTGATTGGTCTACAAATATGAAGGTCAGACCAGATATGCCGAACCTTCAGGGCAAGATTGGTCATATGACACAACAGTATGTTGCTGGGCTTGCCGGAATATCCGATAGGACTTGTCAGAGATACAATGTAATCTTAGATGATGAGTTGAAGATGATATACATTTATCGTAGTAACGACAAGATTAAAGAGGGTGATACCTTAAAGCAGATTAACAACTGTTACAGTCGTTATGAGGACAAAGAACTCTGTGAATTATATGCGGCTGACTTTGAAAATAAGATGGGGCATAACCATAGAATTATGAGAACTAAGAAGAACAAAGAGCAAGCCGACAATAACAGACGATTGGCTCAGATTTATAATCGTATCTGTGAAGGTTATGGAGATGATTATGATGAAGAAACTGTCCGTAATGTATTCAAATATATTACCAATAAGAACAAGACACTTATTGATGAGATAGACAGAAAACAGTCGCAGGAATATTTATCATCTTCTGACAAGGATTACATTGAGAATTTGCAGTCACAGATTAGAGATACATTTATCTTTGAACAGTTCCCATATCTTAATGAGGATTCCCAAGATGGGAACTCTGAAACAGGTGATTGGGGAGAACCTGATCCAATGGATAATTTATTTACAGTAGAAGAAATATTAGATATGCCTACTGCATCTGATGTAGTAGCGTAAAGATTTGGGGGTGTCGGTGAAATACCGCCCCCTTATTTGATTCGCCCGATTTGGCGAGTGGAAAACCACTGACCACGATTTCGTGGTGGTCGAAAAGATGGCTCGTTCATTCCACAGAATTGTGGAACAGATTAACTTAGAAAGTGAGGAACATAAAATGAGAAAGAAAGATTTAATTACAGAGAACAAAAGATTAAAAGATGAGGTTGAAGATTCACAGCGTCAGTTGACATACGCAAAGACACTAATAGATATAAAGGATATTTGCTTAATGCTTAATAAGGAAAGAGAGGTACATCATGACTAAGGAAAAGACAATTATGCAAGCATTAACAGAGGTTGTTCCTAACTATCTTGCGTCATATCTTTGCTGGTATTACTCTGAACCGAATAAAAGAATCAGTTGGGATGAACTCTGTAAATCTGATGCTAACTTTAGAAGTAAAAGCGGTGAGAATAAAACAGAAGATTTTGCCGAACAGAACTGGCTCATTAGAGATGATGTTCAGAAAGCAATGATTATCTATTTGCAGTATATGAAGAGATACAACTTTATGAAGCGTTATCAGGAGATGAATAAGAAAGCATTATCTGGTGATGTGAACAGTGCCAAGTATGTTGACGAGATGGATAAGATACTTGATAAGATGAGCATAGATAAATCTACAGAGAGTGAGATTGACAGATTACTAGAGGGGGTGACAATCAATGGAAATTAGTTTAGCCAATGCCAAGAAGTTAAACTGGCTGTGGCAGGATGAGAATGAAATCGCATGGATTGAAACCTTTATAAAAATTATAGATAAATCTGGTAAGACAGTACCATTTAAGTTGACACCAGAACAGAAAGCATTTGTTAGTGGTCTTGGTCATAAGAATGTGATAAGCAAAAGTCGCCAACTTGGTCTGTCCGTTTGTTGTGCCGGGATTTCCATTAGAAGATGTGTCTGCCATCCTAATACAACTTGTGTGCTTGTATCACACTCTCAGGAGAGTACCAATAAGGTATTTGCTAAGTTAAAGCAGATGTTTTATTCTCTTCCTGATTGTATCAGACCTGAACTGTTGACTAATAACAGACAGGAACTATCGTTTGTGAATGGTAGCCGTATCTCCTGTCAGACGGCAGGAAACAAAGATTTATGTCGTGGCGACACGATAAATGGTGTGCTGCATATGTCTGAATACGCACTCTGGAAGAACCAAGAGGGGCAAATGCAGTCACTTATGCAAGCAGTTACAGAATCAGCAACTTGTATAATCGAAAGCACGACAAAAGGTTTTAATGCCTTTACAACTACATATATGCAAGCAAGGAATGGTGAGAATGATTTCAAGCCATTCTTTTTTAATTGGATAAATGGACGTACATTATTTGAACCTCAGTACAAGTTGGCTGTTAAGTCGTGGAAAGCAAGGCACAATGGAAAGATGCTTACAGAAGATGAGTATGATGAGGAAGAAAAATCTCTTGCTAAGTTAGGTATGACACCCGAACAGGCAGTATGGCGAAGAGGTAAAATATCTGAGTCCTCTCTTGATGCGTTCCACGAAGAATTTCCAAGCACTTTTGAAGAGAGTTGTATTGTTAGTGGTTCAAGTGTATTTGATAACAACAGAGTAATCAAATTGCAGCAGTCCATAGCGGAAAATAAGATTAGACCATTACCACTTGATAAGATAGTCGGTATTCCTCAACTATTACGACCTCATGTATCTAATCGTAATCTGAAGGTATGGCAGATTCCCAAAAAGGGAATACGCTACGTTCTCGGCTGTGATGTGGCAGAAGGACTTGGCGGTAAGAGAGATAGTTCTACCATTTATGTATCGGATAAGGATGGTGTACAGGTTGCTCAGTTCAAGTCCAATAAGGTAAAGCCATACGAATTTGCGGATATAATTGATGCAATGGGTAGATGGTACAATAAAGGATTGCTCGTTGTGGAGAAAGCATCAGGCGGTCACAGTTGTATTGAGAGATTAAGATACGACAAGAAATATATGAATATGTACAAATATAAGTGCTATGACGAGTTTAAGAGAACCATTTGGAAGGTTGGATTTGATACCAATAATAAGACCAAGAGTATAGCGGTCAATGATATGCGTGAGTGGTTTGATAAAGGACTGATTGATATACAGAGTAATGATTTACTGGAAGAGATGAAAACATTCGTTGCAGAGGATAATGGAGCGTTTAATGCCGTTGTGGGTTCACATGACGACCTTGTATCTGCTTGTTGGTTATGTATTGCAGGAATGAAATCAGCGTTCTGGTATCCGTTTTAGAAAGGAGAGACAATGGATAGATTAGATTATTATATTGAGAAGCAATATGGCAATGATCCTATGTGGTTTGAGAAAGAAATCATTCAGGGAAATCATGCTAAAAGAGTTAGTGATGTTATTGCCAATAGAGATTATCTGAGTGGCAAACATAAGGTTCTGATGCGTCAGGACAGCCAATATAAGGGCAAGACATTAGTTGTTAATAAGACAGTGATTAACTATGCTAAGACCGTTATAAAGTTCCATAATACATTCTTATTAGGACATCCAACGGCTTTATCATGCAATGATGAACATACACTGAATACATTCAATGACATCTATAAGTTAGGACAGTATGCTACTGTTGACTATGAGATTATAGACCGAGTAAATAAGTTCGGTGATGCATATGAAGCAATCTATGTTGATAATGGAACGATTAAGAGTAAGGTGCTTGACAATGCTTGTAGTTATCCTGTCTATGATGATATGGGTAACTATATCTCATTCATAGAGCATTGGACGGACGCATATTCGGCTATCAGTTTTTGGAATGTATATTATCCTACCTATGTTGAGCATTGGGATAATGAGGGTGGAGAGATGCGTCTTGTATCAACAGATAACAGTGTTGGTCTGCCTATACATTATCATAATTTCAATGATGAGGATTATAACTTCGGTGTGGCTTTACTGAATGATATTAAGCCGATTATGGACGCATTAGAAGATGTTATGGCTAAGATGAGTGACAGTATCTATGTGAATGTAATGAATCCTATGCCTGTGGCTATTGGACAGCGTATAGAGAGTTCTATTCCTGCTGATGCAGTTGGTTATGTAATGAACCTTGATGTGGGAGATTTCAAGTATGCTAATTGCTCATTGGATTATAACTCAATCAAGTTATATCTGGATAATATGAAGCAGTTCCTTAATGATGTGGCTTGTATGCCATCTGTATTAGGTTCTAGCACTAATATTGCGAATATCTCAGAAGTTAGTATGCAGATTTTGTTAATGATGGCAAGTGTATATGCTGATGAAAATAAGAAGTGGCTCAATATCGGATTTCAGAAGAGATTTGAGATGTTTAAGAAGATACTTGGTATGCAGGGCATTAAGGTAGATAGTGATGTGGAAGTCATTTACAATGTTGCTATGCCTGTTGCTAGTACAGAAATGATTGCTAATCTGAAGGCATTACAGGAAATGGGTGCAATTAGTCGGGAAACAATTATGGAAAAGACCGAATATGTCAGTGATGTAGAGGTTGAAAAGAAGCGCTTGAGTGGTGAAAATGTTTCACAAGATGTTTCACAGAAGAGTGATGAAAGCATTGAAAATCCTAGTGATGAGGTAGAGAATAAATAAAATGTTTCACGGAATGTTTCACGGGTGAAGAGAATTTGTGTCTATATGTGGTATTTCAACATAAATATGCACACTATATATAGACACATTTTCCTTTTCATCAGGCATATCTAGTGACTAGAGCGCATCAAAACTGGACAAATTGGCAAATCCAACAATAAATTCGGTCTGTTTTGCACTATCACACTGTACTCTGATAAAGTAATCTGAATTGTAGATACATCAGACACAATTTCATATCCATCAGGCAGAAAAGAGTGGATAATAGTGTAGTATTGTACACTGTTCAAAACTGGTGCTACGGTATTTCCACATTTTTCCGTCTTTTTGGTCTTATGTGGTAGGTGTATAATCAGAAGAAATCTCGATTTCATTAGATGATGTTCGTAGGACTTCTAATCTCACGAACGATTTTGGGGTAAAATGAGCCGATTTTGGGGTTAAACGTGACCAGATATGGGTATTGAGTGACCAAAAATGGACTGTGAGAAACCATTGTGCAATATGTACAAAAGGGTAAATGAGTGTTCTTTGTGCAATATGGAGAAAATACAAGGGTATATTTGTGCAATATGACGAAACAGAAACCTTGAAAATTTTTGAGAGTTTTGTGAATTTCTGAAAAAACTTAGAAACAATTTGGCTAATTGTCAGACAATTAAAATGTAAAATTTTTGTGAATTTTTTGCGTTACCCCTTGACTTCTCAAAATTTTTTCCTTAATCAGAAAAATCCCCACAGAGTTTTCAAGAGGTTGTAAAAAGTTTTTACATCCTCATATCAGGTATTTCTGAAACTTTCGGACTTGACAGAACCGAATTATCAACTTTGTGTCAATTTTGTCCCAAAGTTCGAATCAACCAAACGGTTGTATCACCATGTCACAACCCTACACAGATAGTGTGTACCCTTAAACCGATATAGTTGGTTTAGACCATCATGGACAAATCAAGGTTTGCAGAATTCTTCAAAGGTTGAAAATCGTTTCGGTAAAATTACCAAAACGAGAAACGGACTTACACCAAATTTGGGGGAAGTCCAAAACGGACTAATCGAGGTCTTGCTATTTTGGCAGGGTTCAAATGAACCTAACAAACCGTTACCCCATTTCAGGGTAGAGCGTAAAATTGCGCTGTACCACCGTGGACTAATAGCATTTTCAGATTTCTGAAATTCCGATTCAGATATGCATACAATGCACTTCTGTTGTTTCCTTATAGAAACGCTGAAACCTATGGTAAAATGTTGAGATATAAGGTATAATATTCGTATCAGATGTGTAGGAGGATGGTTATGGAAGATGTGCAGGAATATTTGAAAAATAGATTAAACGAATTTAAGCAGGGATATAATGCAGAATACAAATTAAATTCCTATTGCGATAAAGAATTAAAACGTCGATGGAAAGTTGATCGGGAAAAAGCGAAGAATCAATGGCAATATATTAACAGTGTAGAAGATGTAAGAAACTACATAAGTGGATTTATTGGACAAGTCGAGCAGTATCAAAATATAAAAGGAATACCCACAGATGCATATGATATGGATCTGGCTTTATATAAAGCAAACTTAGCAATTAGCAAAATGGCACAATGCTATGAATCTAATAAATGCGATTTTGATTCATGTGGAAAAGAAGAAATAGATGAGATATTTGACACATTGTATCATTGGTTAGAAGAAATGGATAATGTAAATATGCGAAGAATGATGCAGGATTAGGAGGTGCTGTCTTGGAAAATAGAAATGAGTTTGAAGTAAATGGTGAGAAATTTTCAGTATCATATAAATATGAAAAGGATCTTGTGTGGGCGATAACATATGTTAATGGACAACAAGTGAAAACTCATGGAGATACAGAACAAACAGCATACTGGGCAATTCAGAATCATGTAAATACATTATTAAATTTCAGATTGTAGATTGGGGAGGAAATATGGATAATAAAGAACTTATGAACAAGTGGACTCAATGTTTTGGAATTGGGTTAGTTATTACGATTATAGATTTTATTATTATGGTAAATCAAAAAGATGCTTCAACAGGAGCAAAGATTACTGCTATTATTTTATTAGTCGGAATTGTCTTTTGTATTATATCAGTAGTTAAAATAAATATGTATAATGCTAAAGTAAAAAATATGTCGGCTGATGAATATTTATCAGATAGATTTGCTAATGCTATTCCAGAAACAAAAGAAGTATTTGGAATAAAGAGTAATGACAAACCTTCTATAGAGTGCCCGTATTGTCATTCAACTGATGTTTCTAAAATTGGGACAGTAAATAGAGCAGTATCAGTTGGAATGGTTGGTGTAGCAAGTAGTAAAATTGGAAAGCAATGGCATTGTAATAAATGTAAGAGTAATTTTTAATAATAACAACCCTAAGAGGTCTACGGCAAAACACCGTAGTCCTTTTTTATTGCATTAAAATAAGGAAAGGAGACACACATGAAAGTATTAGATAGATTAAAGATGGAGTTATCAAACCAAGCATATTTTACAGATGAGCAGTATATCCAGTTCCTTGCAGAGAACTCACTTGCACCATCAGATGAATATGTAAAAGCCGATATGCAGAAGAATTTACTCTTCACAGTGATTGATGTACTTGAAGCCGTTACAAACGATATTGACCTTATGACAGGTATATCAACAGAGTTCTCTAATATCGGACAAGCGTATGAGTTTTTAGAAGCAAGAATACAACAGGTCAAGGATAAGATTGCAGCCATTCCTGAGCCAGATAATGATTACTCTTGTTTCTCATTAATGTATACAAGAAATTTATAAACTTTAGAAAAAATAAAAATAAGGGGTTGACATAAAATAACATCTGTGATAATATCTTACTTGTTCGTAAGGCAAATCCCACGAACAAAGAATAAAAAAGTTATACGAAAGTATGTGATTGCCTAAGTAGTTATCGAACTTTCGAGGTTAAGGTTCTCAGTCGGTAGAGCAGAGGACTGAAAATCCTCGTGTCACTGGTTCGATTCCGGTTCTAGGCACT